GCGGCACCCGCTCCAACGCCAGCAACATTCGCACCCTGAGTCGCTAAGTTGCTCAGGTAGTTCGTGTAATAACTAGGAGCTTGCGTTTCCTGTGTTTGGGAACTTTGCAGTAGGTTTGCCATGGTTAGCCTTTCGCCATTCTTAGGTAGTCCAAGGGACTTTTCGCCTTTGGAGGAATTTTACTCGTAGGAGCGGATCTTTTGTGTGCTCTTAGCTCTTCGCGCATTGCATCAAGCCGTTTTGCACCTGTTTTGTTGTCACCACCACCAAGGGCAGTCACAAACGCGGCAGGAAATACGTACTCACCGTCGGCGATCTTGGCTGGAACTGCTTCCCCGCCAGTTGCCATAGAATGAGGAACTTTCTTCTGGAAGTCAGCCAAAGCCTCAGCACCAGCCTTGCTTGAACCGTCACCCAAAGCGGCAACAGCGTCAGCATCGATCACGTAGTCACCATCGTGGAGCATGGCTGGGATGTCGTCAGATTGACCAGTTCCGTCACCAGAAGCATAGTAGCCAGTCAATCCAGTGATGAATTCAGGATTGTGACCCTTTGGAGCGGCTTTTGCGTACTTTGCAGGCAATCCCCCTTGGGCAAGTCCGCCAAGCTGTTTCATGGGTCTTCCTACGCCTTGCTGGAGGTGTTTCAAAGCAGTTAGTTTGAGCGGAGAGTCAACACCACCAGTTCCGACCACGGGAGCGGCTGAAATGGTTTTGGGCGTGTCCACAAACTTGGGCATCATCGAATCCAAAACGCTACCGCCAGACGCCATGAATTTGGACTTTGGATTGTAGAGTTCATCAGACAAATTGCCAAAATAGGACTTGTCCTGTTTTTCTTCAGGAACTTCTGCGACTTTATCTTCAGCGTACTTAGGAGGTGAGAAGCCGCGCTCAGACAAAACAGCCGCCATCTCAGGCGTCAAGGATGCAAACAACTGTTGAATCTTTGCCAATTCCATACGTTTTTGAGGTGATGCACCAGCTAAGAATTGTGGTGAAGAATCCAGTTTGGGAATGGGTGTACCAGCACCGCCAGACAGAGGAGAAGTTGAAGCAACTGTGGTTTTTGGTTTCGTAATAACGGGTGGAGGAGTAACTACTGTAGGTGTTACTACCTTTGTTTCTATCTTTGTGTCAGGAACGCAAGCTTGAGCCGCTTCATCCCAGTGATAACCAACCGCACAATCATGTGTTTTCACGTTGCCGTCAGCAGTAACAACAATAGTCGTAGTTGTGTCGTCATCATTTTTGACGACTGTAGTATCCGCACCGTCGGTGACCTTATCACCAGTAACTGTTACCGTGCCAAGATCTTTTGCTTTATCACCAGTGATTGTCACAGTCCCCAGATCTTTTGCCTTGTCGCCAGTAATTGTGACGTTACCCAAATCACTAACATTTGTATCGTCGGCAACATCTTTGTCCGATTTACCAGTAACTGTTACTGTGTCTAAGCCACCAATACCTTTTGTTTTACTTGAAACGCTATCAAGTCCACTTGTGTCAGTCGTGTCATTTACGTTTTTTCCAGTAACTGTCAAAGTGCCAGCATCGTTTGCTGTTCCACCTGTAGTTCCAGTGTCTGCCAGATCAAGACCAGAAGTCAAAGCATCAAGCTTGTCAAAATAAGCTGAAATCTGTTCTTTTGTATATCCCAAACCTTTGAGACGAGCATATTCAGAATTCACAAAATCTGCGTCTGCCGTAGTACCTGAAACACTCTTAGTTGTTCCAGTATCCGCCGCATTTGATGTATCGGTTGCGCCAGAAGTTCCAGCCTTCTTCATTGCACGGTTGTAGTCAATCAACCCTTGAGTACCGCTAGCTTGATAAACAGCCAACTGTTCTGGAGTCAGATCTGCAACTTCCTCTTCGCTCAATGGTGCTGTTTTTGATACAGTGCTTGAAGATCCAGAAGTACCTGATTCACCTTTTGCTTTTGCAACTTCAGCATTGGCGGCGGCAATCGCGGCATTGATAACAACTTGATCTAGCGGTCTGCCAGAGACAATACCAGTCACAGCGTTTGTCACCATTTTTTGCTGTGCCGACGTCAGATCTTTAAAGCCATCAACATTGTCCATAAGCGTACTGACAGCGCCATTTACGCCACCAGTAGTCGCACCTTGAATAATTGCGTTGCCAAGATCTTGTCCAGTAAGCAATGCTTTTGTACCCGATACAGCGGCGTTCTGGAATGCCTTGGACAACATACCAGTTGAATCGATAGTATTTAGGTACGCTGAACCTTCTTTGACTGCGTCGAGACCGGGGATCTGCGCGCCAGCATAGCTTACTGCCGCATTTTTAATTGCATCACCAATGTCTTTACCGCTAAGAACTTGAACAGCAAAGTTAGCCGCAAGTTGCTCAGGTAAAGACAAACCTCCAGTAGCTATCGCAAGACCAATTTGACCAAGTGGGCCAAGATCAGCCATCAAATTAGCTAGATCGTTGGATGAACCACCATATTGAGAGTAAAAGATTGGATTGCCTTGAGCATCAAACTTAGCACCGTAAGCGGTAGAACCCGATCCAGCAAAAGTTCCACCCCAAATATCAGAACCAATCTGACCAGCTTTGTCGTAATACGCATTGATGGGTTGACCAGTTAACTTGTTAACAAACTGATCGACTTTTTGAGTTCCAATCTGATTTCCGTCTTCATCGTAAGTTGGAACTTCTTTTGTAACTTTGCCAAGTTGATTGATGTCTGTTAAACCTTGACCAGCCAACATGACAGCCATGTCATAGGCATTCTTTTCAGCAGATCCATAACCTTCACCAGACCATAGGCTTGTTTTTCCTTGAGCAAGAATTTGTCTAGCCATATCGCCAACTGCACCCGTTGTGGGCATAGTGTTAACAGCTTCATTTCGTGCCGCACCAAGGAATCGATCAAGCTCACCTGCGTCAATCGTGTCACCGAAATTCCAGCTATCGATCTCTTCTTGTGTTGGTGTTCGTCCCAATGTTCTCTGATACAAGTCAACCAGAGGGCTTTGTGCTTTGGTTGCTGTACTTGTCTGCGTATCAGCCTCTGTAGCAGTCGTATCTGCGGCAGTAGCCGCGATGTTTGTACCAGCAACACTGTCAACTACTTTAGCAACAGCAACAATATTATTGGGATCAACTGTGGCTAATTTATCGTCCACCACAGCTTGAGCGGATGGACTAAGACCTTTGTAAGCGTCAGCGAGTTGATTTAAGAAAAGTGCTTTAGAGGCGTCATCTTTTAAGTGAAAACCACTTGCGTCCATCAAATCTTTTTGATTCAACAGACCAGACATCGCATCGACAAGAGTTACGTTACTGTGATTTTTGGCAACATCGTTGTACAGATCGTCCATCTTTAGATCAGTACGCGAAATGGCATCGGCATACGAATCCGCAGTTGGGGCGCCAGATAAAACTACTTTTACGCCCTTAGCTTCAAGTCTCGAAATGATTTCGTCTAAGTTATTTCGAATGGTGTTTTTGTCTACACCACTTGCAATGTCATTTGCACCAACGTCCAACACCACGGTTGAATTGGGAGCAAAAGTACCGCCATTAGTTTCAAATTGATTTAATTGGTTCAGAACGTCGGAAGTCTTTTGACCGCCTATGGCTGTGTTGGTAACGTTTTCACCAAATGCGGTATTAGCAAGGTTTGTTTTCTCGTCACCCGCTAACCAACTGTCGCCAGCCAAAATAACGCCGCTCAGTTGGTTATTGTTTGTTGTGTTTGTAGCTGAACCTGTTACTGGCAATCCACCTGTAGTTGTGGCTTCTTGTACTTCGGTTGTGCCGCCTTTGTCTGGAGACATACCTTGAGTTGTTGCAGTTGATGGAAGACCGCTTGCACCAATAAAGTTGTTGTAGTAATTATCAACAGCGTTTTGATCAGTCCCATAATGGCTGGCAATCATTTTGTCCAAACCCGTATTCGAATTTAGACCACCAAGCTGTTGCACAGTCTTTGCAACTACATCAGGAGTTGCTTCTGGATTTTCAGCAAACCATCTATCAACTTGTTCTTGTGTGTACATATTTATGCCGCCAAATTCATAATGCCAACCATTTGTTCTGCCCAGTCTTGCCATGTTTCACACATGCGCTGGTCAGGGATTCCTGATTGAGCAAATAATCCAATACCGTTCATGCCATCGACCCAGTCGCGCCACTGCTCTTCTGGAACTGTACCAATGTCATTCGACGAAAACAACTCCGCCATCAGACTACAGTAAAAGTCCCATTCCATGGTGCGAGGATCATAGACAACCATTATGGGTTTCCTGTAGAACGTTCGTCGCCCATATCGGCACTGATCAAGATCTTGCCCATGTAGTAGTCGCCATTGTACGTATTGGACTCGAATCCAAGACGGAACAAACGGCGCTGTTCACGCATGTCAATCTTGAGCGTGGACTTATTAAACACGTAGGGTGTAGAGATCTGCTCAGTGTCGTCAGCGTAGCCTTGACCTAGGACATACAAGTTCATGTCGCCAGACTGGACAAAGTCAGGTTCAACACGCTCAACACGAAGCCATTTGTTGTCGCCTGATAGCTGGGGGTTGCCCGGGCCGCCCGTCACCCAACCCAAGTTATTTGTCTCAAAGTATGAACGAACAGCGTTCACATTTGTTGCATAGATTGAGTCTGTACCTGTCTCGTGTTGCCACATGGTGTATTTGCCAGTGGAGTTGACTTCAGTGCCGCCCCAGATAGGTTTGCGGAACACTTCAGAGAACGTACCAGCCGAGCGACGCGCGCCGGGTGCCTGTCCAGCGTCATACCACGTGTTTTCACGCACGTTGTAGATGATCGCATCTGTGCATTCTGTGGCATCACCCTTGGGATAGAACCACCAGATCTCACCCCAACGTGGCACCTTTGTACACCAAACTTTTTGGCGCTGTGCAAAGTTCAGGTTGTCAAAGAAGTAGTTTTGGTTCAGATTGTTGGTGATCTCTTTGACTATACCGTTGTAAGACAAGAAACGGTCAGAGCCGATCCAGTAGAAGATACCGTCATACTCGATCACGCACTGGCTAGACAGAATAGATGTCTGGCTGGTGATCAAGTCATACTTCCAGTAGAAGTTCAGACCGTTGACTGTGCTTGGCGCATAGGTCACACGGATCAATGAATCCAATGACCAAAACAATCCTGCAGGCGATGTCGTACCGCCACGAAGTGGTAGTCCCTTGACAATCTTACCTGTTGACAAGTTGTTGGCGTTCGCATCTGACGATGTCCAGTTATTGAAGTCACCTGCCGCGCAGTTTTGAATCAAACCGTTATTGCCATAGACAAACAAGTATGGGTGCAACATGACGACGCCACCAGACACGCTGATGTTGTTGTCGAAGGTCACAGTCACAGAGCCAGTGGTCATGACTGCTGAAGTCGTCACCAATGTGTTTGCACTTGCATTGAACTGCAACAAGTTGGTCGTACCGCCCACTGTCTGAGAGTTGTTGACTGTGTATGTGCCTACCCCACCAGTACCAGTTCCAAGCGCTGTAATGGTCGTTCCTGCGGTCACAGTAACGCCAGAAGCGCCAGTGATCGTCTGACCTACCACCAACACGCCAGAAGTGATTGATGTGACCGTCAGCGTAGTTCCTGTGATGTAGCCTAGGAACGTAGATCCAGTAGTCACGGAAGACGCCGTGACAGTCGTATTAGATGGAATGCCAGTACCTGTGACTGTCTGACCAATACCGATCAGATAGTTTGCACCGTTGACGGCAATGGTGTTCTGGCTTAAATAACCTGTGGCTGTGAAGACGCCGACTGGACTCATTGAAGTGCCGGGGAATACGCCGTACAGCGGACGAGTATTCACTGTCGAGTCAATGGCGGCGAGGTTCTGACCGGGGTGCGCCACCAAGTTATTGGTCGATCCACCTGTAGAGTCATAACCAATGTCAAACTGCCATAGAGTTTTGTTGCCACCTGTAAAGATGGTGTTGCCAGTTAACAACAATGAAAAGTTAGAACCAGTACCGCCGAGCGATGCGGCTGTGGCGCTCAAAATATCACCCACCGTATAACCAGTACCTGCGGCGGTAATGGTCACGCTGGTGATTGCATTCCCAGAAACAATGATTGTTGCTTGGGCGCTAGATCCTGTACCACCAGTCAGTGGGACTGCGGTGTATGTTCCGTTTGTATAACCTGTACCTGCGTTGGCAATCTGGACAATCACAACACCACCTGTCATGGTGTACTGAGTTGGGCCGAAACCGATACCGTCGTCATTGTCTGTGTACCACTGCTCCAAACCTAAGTTATAGCCAGACACAACGTAGTTCAGACCATTGACTGAGGTCATGGTCATGCCGCGTGAGATGCTTGTCCCGTTCAGGAAAATGCCTCGGTAGCCACCGATCTTACGAGGTAAAGCGTTCTGGAAACGAACCCATTCACCGTCCACATAAGTAGGGGCGGCGAATTGAGTGCCGTCGCGCTGGATGCCCGGCTTCACCTGTAGCTGGATGACCTTGCTAGTCATTAGAAGACACCACCTGAGATACCGTTTGTCACGGTCAATCCACTTGAAGTCAGCGTCATACCGTTAGTTCCATTGACCGCAAAACCGATCTGGTTTGATGCAGGCAAGTACAAACCTGTTGTCGTATTACCTTGGAAATTCAAGGATGGCGCGGTAACCGAGCCGGGTGCCAACGTCGCTGACGTAAACGAGCTTGAGGTGTTACTTGTTGTGCTGTACACGTTCGTACCGTCACACACCACAAACGCTGTTTGACCTTGACCAACTGTGACCGTTGATCCGCCAACAACCGCCGTTTTAAATGTCAGAGAATAAGATCCAGTCGTACCGTTTTGCAATGAGTACAGTTGAACGGTAGAGGGAAGGACAACGATCTGGTTTGATGTCAGCGTACCAGCATACTCTTGGATGATGTTTGATCCCTGAGCAGAAGTAAGAGTTAGCGTACCGCCAGTGACAGTCAGCGCTAACTGAGTGAAGGCAAACGAGTTTGACCTGCCATAAGCGTAGGTGTTGAATCCTGTAGAACCGTTTGAAACGATCACCACAGACTCAGTCAACTGCAACTGCATGTTGGCGTTGCCGTCAATCGTGTCAATACCAGTTGGTGTCAAAGTCAGAACACCTGTACCACCGTTACGAATGATGGTGAACCAATTGTTTCCAACTGTAGATGAAGATGGCAAATTGAATGATCCAACACCACCAGCCCAGACATTAAACTGCGCACGTTGTGATGCGCTCAATGTTGCAGTTGAATAGTAGTTTGTAACGTTATAGGCTTGGTTCAAAGTCAAGCCAATTGGTGTCAATCCATATCCCGCCAAAGCACTTGCATTAGCAGAAGATGTACCAGCACCAAACACAATCGCCGCCCAAATACCATTGACTGTCGTGTTGTCAGTCAAGAAGATGAACTCAGCAATACCTGAGTTGACAGCAATGATGGTGTTTCCACCGTTGTCAGTTACTGTAAAGGTATTAGATCCAACGTTGCGAACAATGATGGATTGACCAGTCGATACCTGAGTGGCAGGAGGTAACTCAAGCAACCAACCTGTGGCAGTGCCTGAAGAGGTCGCTGTGACGTCAATGATGCTACTTGCAGGGGTACTATCGTTGCCGTTGATAGGCCACTGCAACACGGTGTTGGCTGTCAATGACAGCGTTTCATAGCTGACAGTAGACGGAGAAACCGTCTGTCCTGTAAATGGATTGGTATATGTAGTCATGATCAGTTATCCACGGCAACGGCTGAACGGTCTGCAACGCGCAGAGTGTCTTCAGTTTTGAGGGCGGCGAGTGCTTCGTCAAACATTTGCTTCCATACCGCCAATCGTGCATCGTTCTTCAAGAACGGCGCTGTCTGCTTCAAAGTGCCAAACAACATGGCATTCGGAGCATTTACTGTCAACCAGTTTGTCTGGTTAGACTGGGAAAGAGGTGTCAATCGGGTGTAGCACAGCACCTCAAAGTTGTACGCCTTGTCAGGTGTCGGGGCTACCAGCCAGTTGTCGTAGTCATAGTCAGCGTAATACAAGGGCGTACCCTTGGCTGTGACGTCCTGAGCATAGTTGTTCAAGTATTCCAGCTTGCGAACCAAAATGGGTTGCTTCTGACCGCTGTTAGAAAGCGTCATCGATGTCGTTTTTCGCCATCTGGCAGGCTTCGGAATCACTGGATTACCGATCTGCATGGTCGAGTCAACGACCTCCATTTGACCTAGAGTCTTGATGTTCTGAGCGATCTCAAATTCGCACAGCGTGATAAATGTCGGGATGGCGTTAACAACTGCCGCATCAGAGCGCTCCAGATATTGAAGCACCGTACTCGTCAGTGAGCTATATGTCATCACCCATGATGGAGTTGTTGCCATTTTATCTTCTCTGAGTTGGTTTATTCATTTTAGTCTGCCTTTAAGATAAAAACAACGCCCGTTCATCAATACGGCGGTTTTGTAAACCTTTAAGGATTTTGCCCCCTGCCATGCAGTATTTCATCAACTCTTCCGCCGCCCCTTCCTTATCCCCGCGAAGTAGCTTTTGACGTAACGTCGAACGCTGGAGTGTGCCAAGACCGACGTTAAATGCAAAGCTAACAAGCCCATCAAACATACCTTGTGTAAGGGGTACTGGGCAAAACTTCTCAACACCTCGCTCAAACCTTGCCAGATCAAATTTAAGTAGGTCATCGACTTCCTTCATTGTCCACACACGATTGTCTTCAGGACGGAGCGGAAACGCATCCCGATCCTCTAACTTGAGCTTACCTTGCTCTGGATAAAGTACATGCCCGACACCCACTGTGTACAGCTTTGCAGGGCATTTGTAGACCTTCTGTCGCACCCCCTCGTGGTGCTTTATGACCTCGATGGCTTTGGGGGAGACGTTCATGCGTTCTTGCCGCCGAAGGCACGGCCTCCAAAGTGGAATGTAATGATCGCGGCAAACATGATGCGGGTGTCTTCGTCCCACAACTGGTTAGCCATGTCGTTGAAGTCAGCATGCATTTGAACGCCATGGTAGAACGTACCGATGTCGATCAACAACAACAGAAAATAGAAGCCCAAAGTCAGGATAGAACGGGTAGAAGCACGAAGGTCTGTGACCCACTGAGACGCTCCCTTGCCAATTTCAATGTCATGGGCATACAGAGCTTGCATTTCAGCTTGTTGGGCGCCAATGACCGCCTGTTGGGTCTGAGCACTGGTCTGAAGCTCGATCTGGTCTGTCTTAATTTCCTCGATCTTGGCTTGAGCGGCAAAACCTGCCGCCAGCATCTGAAGTTCACGCTCAGTCTGAAGCCTTGCCATGTCCATCTCGTGGCGCTTGTCAGACTTGTCCTGTTGCATTTCAAAGAACTTAGGCAAACCTGACATCAAGAAAGATAACAGGGAAGAAAGTAGTGTCAGCATCGTAGCTCCTTAAACAAAAACATCGACCTTTTTTCGGTCTTTAAACATACTCAATTCAATGGTGTTCTGTCTGGCTCTCTTGTCATACAGTTCCACCTCTAACTCATGAACTTTGGTTCGCATCTTCAGGGCTTTTATCCCTTGGTCATACTCAGTTTGCAATCTTTCCGCACGTTTTTCTGACGCCAACTCACGCACATCATGAGGCGATGGATGCACAAACGGATACCATTTGCGCAGGGTAATCACTTCTTTTCCCTTTCAGCCGCTCTTGCAAAGTAATACAAGAGCTTCCCACGCAATTCAGAACTATCCGCAACACCCGCCCATTCAGCTAATCGATTCCAAATCAACAACAGTTGCTGAGATGAACAACTATCCCCGTTTGTTGTAAGCCACCGAGACAACTCCATGTGTCTTCTTGTAGGCTCACTAATCCAACTCAACGCATAAAAATCCGTGACGATGCACCGTTCGCTCGCGGTCGCAACTGCCAAGCACAGCAAGACTGGAAGTAAAAGCCAGCGCATCTGATCATTTAGCCATCTCGGTACTTGCTAGATTCATGCGAGTCTTCACCACCGTCAAATCTGACGGTTCTTTGGCAAAGCCCAATGAAATGTATCCCTCGAATTCACCAATCTCAGGCGGAATGGAAGCCCAGCAGGAGAACTCAACTCCCTGCTTTTTCTCCCATTCAGATGTTTTTCCTGTAACTTCCTGCTTAGAACAATAGACTTCGCCGTTCATCATGGCGATCATGGCGGCATTGCGCACTGGGTCTTTGTTAAACAAGGTAGAGTTGTATCCGTCGAATGATGTTTCGCGCCCCTTCGGGCCATACGCAAGTAACGTAGTTCTGCCATTCACGACCAAGTTAGCCTTGTGAACGACGACAGTTTCCGCCTCTAGATCTTTAGAGAGGCTTAGAGCGATTTTTTCAAGCACTGGCACTTCGCGTAGCGATGAGTGGTGAGATGAGCTTGTAATCGCGCCTAGGATCACCTGACGGGAGTCCCAAGCAAAGTATCCTGCAAATGCCAAGAATGACAGCAGAATCACGGTAAATAGTTTGAACGGGTTATCCACCCACTTGATCAAGTCAATGACTTTGTCAGCGGTGGACTGATTCTTTGGTGTGTGCTTGACCGTAGCCGCTCTGGGCTTAGGAGTTGAGCGCTTGACTGGCGCCACCTTAGCAGGGGCTTTCTTTGTCACCATATGCCACACCAAATAATCATGCTAATGCAAAAGATGACAAAACATGTAACTGCGGCGGCGGCTAAGACAGCTTCCACCCAGTCCCACATGTCACATCCCAAATAATTTTTTGAACACGTCTGCCGCGACCCCGGGGCCGAGCAACACCGACAAGATCACCACGTACAGCAAGTACTCGATCTTCGTCATGCGCTTGTCCCCATCACGCAAAGAGCGGTCAATACTGTTGTACCGCTCTGTACATACTGCTTCGTGGACAGCTAATTTTGTATCTACTGATTCCATTATTCAGTCGGCGCAGTAAAAGCGCCGTCCGCGTAAGTCCAACCAACACGAACTTCATCGGAGCATGGAACCATTGTGTCAACAA